CGCAAGGCCCGCGAGGTCGATCTTGAGGAGCCCGCCGACAAGGTGGTGGCCGAGGCGGAGGGGGCTGACCGCGCCGCGGATGAGGCCCGGGATGCGGGCGCGACCGACGTCAAAGAGGTCAATGGGGAGACCTATTACCAATTGATCGTGAACGGTCAGGAAAAGTGGCTGACCTTGCAGCAAATTCGGGATACGGCCAGCAAAGTGGCGGCTGCCGACCAGTATTTGCATGATGCCAAGCAAGCTGCTAGAACTGCAGTTACGCAGGCTCCATCCTCACCGGACGAGCAGGCGAGCCCGGATAAAGGCCGGGTGCGCGAATTGTTCTCCCGCGCCTTAATGGGAGAGGAACAGGCAGTTGACGAGCTAGCAGCGACCCTGACAAGGGGACTATCCGGAAACGTAACCCCGGACGTCCTGAGGGCGGTGGATGAGCGAGTCGACGGTCGGTTGACGTTTCGGGACGCATTTTCGAAGTTCGAGCGCGACTACAAAGACGAATGGAACGACCCGGATTGGCGGGATTTCATGCAGTCGGAGGATGCGAAGTTGGCCGAGTCCAACCCGCGCATGCCTTTCGATGAACGTCTGAGGATGGTCGGCGAGAAAGCCCGCCGCATGCGCGGTGGTCGTTCGCCGGTCGTGTCCGCGCAGAAGCTGGCCGAAAAGGATGCCCGAAAGGTCAAGGTCCGGATTCCTCCGGCAGCCTCAGGCCGCCGTGTCGAGTCCGAATCGGAAGACGAGGACGAAGACGTCGGGTCCGTCATACAGGATATGGCGAAGTCCCGCGGCCAGTCCCGCCCGGTCGTTCACAAACGCTAGTCAGTCACGCCTCCATGCTGCGTGACTGTGGAGGTTACGCAACATGGCAGGTCAAGTCTGGGCCGTCTCGAGTTTGGGCGGCTTCATGTATTCCCGGCAGCTGTCGAATGTGCTGCGCGCAAACGTGCAGCCACTCGTGAAATTCCGGCAGTTTGCCGATGTTCATGATATTTCCCAGCAGGGAAAAAAGAAGGGAGACACTTTCACGTGGGATGTCTTCAGTGACGTCGCCACGGCTGGTGCAGTGTTGGTCGAAACCAACACGATGCCCGAGACGAATTTCACGATCACGCAGGGCACCCTCACGGTGACCGAGGCCGGTAACTCGGTGCCGTACTCGGGCAAGCTCGACAACCTGTCGAAGTTCCCCGTCGAGGACGTCATCAAGAAGGTCTGCAAGAATGACTGCGTGAAGTACCTCGACCGCGCGGCGTGGACGCAGTTCAACCAGACGCAAATCCGCGTGATCCCGACCGGTGGCACGAGCCCGACGTCGATCACGTTGTATACAAATGGCACGGTGACCGGCACCAATTCGGTGGCTTTCAGCAACGGCCACGCGAAGGCGATCGTGGACGCGATGAAGGAGCGCAACATCCCGGCCTACATCGCTGACGACTACTACTGTCTCGGATGGCCAACGACCCTGCGAACCTTCAAGAACGCCCTTGAGGCGATCCACCAGTACAGCGATACCGGCTTCAACCTGATTATGAACGGTGAGATTGGGCGCTATGAAAACACAAGGTATATTGAGCAGACCAATATACCGAAGGGTACCGGTACGGACGGCGTGACCACGACCCCGTGGGTCAACGGTCAGTCGGACTGGTTGTTCTTTTTTGGCAACGACACGGTGGCGGAGGCCATTGCGGTGCCCGAGGAGATGCGCGGCAAGATCCCGACCGACTACGGCCGGTCGAAAGGAATTGCTTGGTACTACCTCGGTGGGTTCGGGATTGTACACACGAACCCGATCAACGTGCGTATTGTCAAGTGGGACTCGGCCGCCTAGGCGGCTCTGTTGGGGGCCGGGTAGGACCTCCTCCCTACCCGGCACAACCCCATAACAACGCGGGAGAGGTCCGCTTACTAGGAGCCTGAGCCATGTCACTGAAAAACTTTGCCTACGACCACCCCTCCTACGTCGCCCGTCAGGCGGTGTCGCTGGGCGCCATTACCGCGGGCGCCGCCGGTGTCACCGGTCGATTCACGGCGCACGCCAACCTGCAGATTTACGGCATCACGTCGTATACGACCATCGCGGGCACGTCGACCACCACCACGACCAACGCGGCGCCCCCGGCCACGGCGGCCTCACAGGTGCACGTCAACTGTCAGCTGTTGAACCTGATTCGTATCTACAACACGGCATCGGCCGGTGTGGCTCCGGCTCTGGCGACGGCGACTTTCGGCCCGTTCATCGCGGGCGGCTCGTTTGCCAACGGCACCTACACGGGCGCCGTCGGTCAGGCGGCGGCCTACCCGGTCAACTCGGGGCTGTATGTGGGTACCTCGACTGTGCTGCCCAATTCGAGCCTTACCAACCAAGGCGGCGTCGCGGTCAACGCAGGCGATTCGCTCTACGTGGTGTCGGGCACGGACGCGACCGCGGTCAACGTCATCACGCTGGACTACCAGACCCAGCCGCTGGCGAGCGTGCAGGCCTAAGTCATCCCCCTGTAGGGGGCCCTTACGGGCCCCTCTTTTTGGAGCAAAGGCAATGGCGAAACTGACTCAGTCTCTCAAAGGCATGTGGGAAACCCCGCAGATCACCAGCGAGCAGCTGGCCACCGAGATGCATGGCGGCATGGCGCCGAGCCACGTCGACATCATCAAGTCGGCCAATGCGCGGGCGCAGAAGCGCCACGAGATGAAAAAGCAGGGGCTCGCCGATATCGAGGTGCTGCCGGATTCCGCGGAACTCGCCGGCAACGAAATGGTGGGCGTGCGCAATTCGGGGTATCTCAGCAAGAAAAACACCGTGTATGGGGTCAACGCGATGTTCAACACGCTGCCCCCGGGCATGGACATCGAAGATCAGGAAATGGCCGACATCCGTGAGATGGAGATGGTCGTGTACGACACGGGGCTCGGCTATCCGGGCGACGGGTGGGTGAAGCGCCCGCGTGGCAGTCAGATGCCCCGCAAGGCGGATCGTGGCCGTCCGGGCGAGACCAACTACATGGGCTCGAGCGGGCTCAATCCGCGCAACCCGCGGGGACAGTAAGGGGTAGGCCATGCCCAAGGTCGTACAGGAAAAGTTCCAAGTCACCTACCCCGATTACGACTCCCGCAACGAGGAGGACGTGCAGGGGTGGTGCCCGGACATGAATGCGCGGGCCAAGAAAAATCTGCCGCATGGCCGTGAGGGCGGCTCTGGCGGAGACTACGATTCGCGCTATGCCATGAACAACGTGTTCTATAACGGGCTCCCGCCCGGCATGGACATTGAGGATCAGGAGGTTAGCGACATTCGCCGGATGGGCATCAATGTCGCGGGAAACTTCCCGACCGAGTACGCGCAGGGCGACGTCTCGAACCGCGAGCTGCATGCCATGTCCCTGCGCAAGGGCTTCGACCGCAAGAAGCTGCTGCAGACCGACGACGCCTACACCCGCGAGCACAACGACGCCTTCTACGATGACGTGGGAGGTTTCTGCGAGCGCAACAACTATCTGGACCGCAGCTGATGACCATCACCGTCTCGCGGGGCAATTGCCAGTACACGGCCCTGACCACGGTCGGGACGACCACTATCAACCCGGGGCAGGCGTCAGGCCCTCCGACTCAGCCCGGGGCGTTCTACGGTGCCAACATGGTGTCGGTGGGCACGTCATTCGGGGTGACCGTGTACGACATTTACGTGGCGGGCACTGCCACGACCACAGTGATTTTGGCCACCGGTACGTCGACGGCTGTCGGCGGTCTGGTCTCTCCCGGTCCGGGCCCCTTGGGTGTACGCTACCGTGGCGCCCTTGTAGCCGTGACCACTGGCACGGCGGGGCAGTACAACGCGCTGTGGGACTGAGGAGGATCAGAATGGCCACCGTCACCAAGGTATTGCCGGATGAGTTTGCCCCGGATGGGGTAACGCGACTGTTCAACCAGACCCGCCCGCACGGGGTCGTCTTTGCCGACGGATTTTCGGATGCCCGCTACGTACAGGACGGGATCCAGTACCGGGCCGACGGATACCCGGTGGGCTATGTGGCGGACCCCACTCTCGAGGGGTCAGGCCCGGTTCCTGATGTCCCCATGAAACGAGGCCCGGGCCGGCCGCCAAAGGCGGCGTAACGTGGTCTGGCGGCGCGAGGACCCACAGGGGAACGAAGCCGGAAAAATCCGCTGGGAGCTGGTCAAGTGGACCCGGGGGAAAGGCCTCGACATTGGTTGCGGGGCCTACAAGGCGTTCCCGCATTTCATTGGACTCGACAACGGCGCTGACATTGCCCTATTTGGGCATCAGTTTCGCCCCGATGTCTGGATAGACGACGCCACCGATCTCAGGCTTTTTGCCACGGACCAATTCGACTTCGTGTTCTCGAGCCACTTGCTCGAGCATATTGAGGAGTCGAAGGTCGTCAAGGCGCTCAAGGAATGGCTGCGCGTCATCAAGGTCGGCGGGCACCTCATCCTGTACCTGCCGGCGGATGACCTCTACCCCAAGGTCGGGGAGGAGGGCGCCAACCGGGACCACAAGTGGAACGTCAATTACGACGTGCTCATTGAGGTCATGGAGAAGGCCGGCCATTGGGACCTGCGCGACTTCCAGAAGCGCGACCAAGGCACGGAATACAGCCTCTACTTCGTCTTCCAGAAGCGCAAGGACGGTCACCTTCACTCGTGGAGCCGACCCAAGCCCAACGTCAAGCGGGCTGGCGTGGTGCGTTATGGGGCGTATGGCGACGTCCTGCAGGCCTCCTCCGTGTTTTCCGGCCTCAAGCAGCAGGGCTATCACGTCACGGTGTTTTGCTCCGCGCCGGGCTCCGACGTCATCCTGCACGATCCGAACATTGACGAGTTCTACTATCAGGACAAGGACCAAGTCCCGAATACCGCGCTGGGCGACTTTTGGGCCTACCACGAGAAACGCTTCGACAAGTGGGTGAACCTGTCCGAGTCCGCGGAGGGCAACCTGCTGGCCATCCCGGGGCGCTCACAGCATATGTGGCCACCCGCGGCGCGCCACCGGATGATGGATATCAACTACCTCGAGTTTCAACACTTGATCGCGGGCGTCCCGCACGTGCCCGCCGTCAAGTTCTACGCCACTGATGCCGAGCGCGAATGGGCCAAGACCGAGCGCGCCAAGCGTCCCGGGTTCACGGTGGTGTGGTCCATGGCGGGCTCCGCGGTGCACAAAAAATGGCTGTGGGTGGACAACGTCATCGCGACCATGCTGGTCGACTACCCCGACATTCAGTTTGTCATTGTCGGCGGGCCCGACTGCATCCTGCTTGAGCAGGGATGGTTCAAGACGCACGACGGCGAGCCGCTGCGCGACATTGTGGGCCGGCGGATCATGGTCGAGCCGCGGGTCCTGTGCACGTCCGGCGAGTGGTCCATCCGCGAGACCATGGCATTTTGCGAGCAGGCCGATCTC